TAACGAAGCTATCGTTACTGATCAAGATGATACTCCAGTTCAAATTGAATTATCAAATCTTCCTGTAAGTGAGAGTACCAAACGTATCATTAGAGAAGAATTTGATCACGTCAAAAGTCTTTTAAATTTTGATGTAAAGGCACATGAAATGTTCCGTCGTTGGTATATTGACGGACGCCTTTATTATCATAAAGTAATTGATTTAAAATCACCAGAAAAAGGTATTTTAGAAGTTAGATATATTGATCCAAGCAAGATCAAAAAGGTCATGCAGATCAATAAACCAAAGACTTCAGAAGAATTTATGAGCGTTGACTTTGGTAAGGTTGAAGAATATTTTATTTTTAACCCCAAAGGTCTAACAAATACATCAGCTAACTCTGGAATTAAGATTGCAAAAGATGCAGTTACATATGTAACTTCAGGGTTAATGGATACAAATAGGAATATTACGCTTTCCTATTTACATAAAGCAATTAAAGTTCTCAATCAACTTCGCATGATTGAGGATTCTCTTGTCATTTATAGAATCTCCCGCGCACCAGAACGTAGAATTTTCTACATTGATGTTGGCAACTTACCAAAAATTAAAGCAGAACAATACCTCAGAGAGGTAATGGGACGCTATAGAAATAAACTTGTATATGATGCAGCGACTGGTGAGATCAGAGATGATCGTAAATACATGTCCATGATGGAGGACTTTTGGCTCCCCCGTCGTGAAGGTGGGAGAGGAACAGAAATCACAACCCTCCCTGGTGGTCAAAATCTGGGAGAACTTACTGATGTTCAGTATTTCCAGAAAGCATTATATAAAGCATTGAACGTGCCAAGTGGAAGACTTGATAGCGAAAGTACATTTAATATTGGTCGTTCATCAGAAATTCTTCGTGATGAATTAAAGTTCACTAAATTTGTCGGGCGTTTACGCAAAAAGTTTAGTGAGTTATTTAATGATATGTTAAAAACTCAACTCATTCTAAAAGGAGTCATGACTCCAGAAGATTGGGATGATCTAAAAGAACATATTCAATACGATTACCTATACGATAATCATTTCACAGAACTTAAGAATCTGGAAATGAAGAATGAGCAACTGCAAATACTTGCTCAAATGGATCCATACGTTGGAAAATATTTTTCAACTCGTTACATTCGCACTCAAATTCTTGGTCATAGTGAGACTACGATTAATGAAATGGATGCGGAAATGAAAGAGGATATCAAAACTGGAAAGGTTATTGATCCACTTGATATGGTAGCTCAAGAGAAGCAATCCACTCAATTGGATATGGATTTGAAGAATGCTCAGGTAAAGCAAGCGGAAAATCCACCAAAACCCGCAGCTCCAAAATCTACAAAGAATAAATAAATTACGAGGTTAATTAAATTATGCCTACACAAGAAAGAGAAATCGTTGATTTGCTTTGGGATAATGAAAATGCCGATGCCTTGGCGAAGATTAAAGATATGCTCCAAGTAAGAGCAGCTCAAATAGTCGGAGACTATAAGGCACAAGTGGCAGATTCAATGTTCCCTGATCCTTACGCGACCACTGAAGATGAAGTAATTCATGCTTCATCGGAACAGGAAGTTGAGGATGAAACCGAAGTAGATGATGAAGAAACCGAAACTCCAGTAGAGGAAGAAGATGAAACTGATAACAGAGAAGATTGAAGATATTGAGATTCTTACCGAAGAAAACAACGGTAAGCAACATACTTATATCAAGGGTATCTTTCTACAAACTGAGATCACTAATCGTAATGGAAGATTCTATCCTCGCTCTACAATGGAGCGTGAGGTTCAAAAGTACAACGAAGAGTTTGTAACTCGTGGTCGTGCTTTAGGAGAACTTGGACATCCAGACGGACCATCTATTAATTTAGATAGAGTATCGCACAAGATTGTTGAGCTAAGTCAAGAGGGTAATAACTTCATTGGCAAGGCAAAGATTCTTGAAACTCCAATGGGAAAAATTGCAAGAAATCTATTGGAGGAGGGTGTACAACTTGGAGTTTCTTCAAGGGGTCTAGGTTCCATTCGTAAAGAAGGCAACAAAAATATTGTTGCTGATGACTTTATTCTTGCAACTGCTGCTGACATTGTAGCAGATCCCTCCGCGCCTGATGCTTTTGTTGAGGGAATTATGGAAGGGAAAGAATGGGTTTATGAAAATAATAGACTCAAAGAAGTTCAAATTGAAGAAATTAAAAGCTTCATTGATAACTCTCCAAACATGCAAGAACTACAAGAGCGCAAAATAAAAGCGTTTGAGTATTTCTTGAGAAACCTCTGATTTATAAATAAATATAGAAATTAAGACAGTCTTGTTGTTAACGTAGGAGCAATTTAAATGTCCACTATTGATCAAAAATTTGAGAAGCTACTTGAGCAGCACAAAGATGCTGACGAAGCTCTCCAAGAAGACGCTGCCACTGGCGTTGCTGCAATCAAGAAGGGTGCCGTACCTGCACAGAAAAGTGATCTAAAAAATGATGGCACGTTGGTTGCTCAAAACTCAAAAGAGAAACCAGAAGGCGATGAGAACGTAGGGGCGAAAGCTGCTGCTCCTGTCGGCGCAACAAAAGATTCTACAATCAAAACCAAACCAAGCGGTGCATCAAGTGCAATGCCTGGCGCACTATCAAAGAAGATTTTTGATAGTGTTGAGCAAGACGGTGAGGTTGTAGCAGAAGAGGAAGAGTCCACTGTTGATATGAGCGAGGACGTTGCCGCTCTACTCAATGGCGAAGACCTTTCAGAAGAATTCCAAGAGAAAGCAAAAACAATCTTTGAGTCTGCTGTGAAAGCAAAACTCAACGAAGAAGTTGCTCGTCTTGAGGAAGCATATGCTCAGCAACTCTCAGAGCAAGTAGAAGCAATTAAAGAAGAGTTTGCTGGTCGTATGGAATCCTTCCTAGGATATGCCTGCGAAGAGTGGATGACCGAAAACAAGCTCGCAATTGAGCACGGTCTGAGACTTGAAATCGCAGAAGGTTTCATGGAAGGATTAAGAAATCTCTTCGTTGAGCACAACATCAATGTTCCTGAGGAACAAGTTGATGCTGTAGAAGAGATGACCCAGACTTTAGATGAAATGGAAGCCCGCCTCAACGAACAAATTGAGAAGAACGTTGAGCTTCATGAGAGAGTAAACCAGTTTACAAAAAATGAGATTTTGAATGATCTATCCCGTGGTCTCGTAGAGACTCAAAAGGATAAGTTCGCCTCTCTTGCTGAAGCAGTTGAATTCAAAAATGTTGAGGATTATGTGACAAAACTGGAGACAATTAAAGAATCATACTTCTCTGCACCTAAGGCTGCAGTCAAAGAAGAAGTGGAACAACCTGAAATTGCTCCATCTTTCGTAAGTGAGTCTATGGACATTTATGTCCGTGCTCTCTCACGTTTTACTAAGTAACCACACTCATTCCCTAACGGAGAAAATCCATGTTCAATACCGAACAACTACAGGAGAAGTGGTCACCAGTTCTAAATCATAGTGAGCTTCCTGAAATTAAGGATCCTTATCGTAGAGCTGTTACCGCTATTCTTCTTGAGAACCAAGAATCATTCTGCCGCCAAGAGCGTCAGATCCTAAACGAGGCTCCAACCAACGTTGGTCCAATCAACACCCCAACCACCTCATCAGGTGCTGTTTACGGTTTTGATCCAATCCTAATCAGCCTCATTCGTCGTGCAATGCCTAAGCTAATTGCTTATGATATTGCTGGCGTTCAACCAATGCAAGGTCCTACTGGACTCATCTTCGCAATGCGTGCTCGCTACAATCAGCAAACTGCTGGTGGCGACAGCACCCTTGCAGGTGATGAAGCATTCTTCAACGAGCCAGATTCACAACTGTCTGCTGGTTACGGCACCACTTCACCAACCGCTCTGACTGAGTTCAACCCTGCACTCATCAACGATGCAACTGGTGGTGGCACCACTTCCGCTAACTACGATCTTGGCGGCAGCGGAATGTCAACTTCCACAATGGAAAATCTTGGCGAATCAAGCTATGAGTTCCAGGAAATGGCATTCAGCATTGACCGTATTGCTGTTGAAGCAAAGGGTCGTGCGCTAAGAGCGGATTACTCAGTTGAACTCGCACAAGACCTCAAGGCTATTCATGGTCTTGATGCTGAGACTGAGCTCGCCAACATCCTCTCAACCGAGATCCTCGCTGAAATCAACCGTGAGGTTGTCCGCACCGTTTATCGTGGTGCTAAGCCAGGTGCTCAAGTTAACACCGCTAACGCTGGTGTATTTGACCTTGACGTTGACTCCAACGGTCGCTGGTCGGTTGAGAAGTTCAAAGGTCTCCTCTTCCAGGTAGAGCGTGATGCAAACGCAATTGCAATTGAGACTCGTCGTGGCAAGGGTAACGTTCTGATCACTTCTTCAGACGTTGCTTCAGCTCTTGCAATGGCAGGCGTTCTTGATTACAACAGCGGCATCAACCAGGCAACTGGTGGTATTGGCGAAGTTGATGACACTGGCAATACTTTCGTTGGTACACTCAACGGACGTATCAAGGTATACATTGACCCATATTCGGCAAACGTAAGTGCTGATCAGTACTACGTTATCGGATACAAGGGCACCAATGCATACGATGCAGGTCTCTTCTACTGCCCATACGTTCCTCTCCAAATGTATCGTGCAATTGGTCAGGACACCTTCCAGCCACGTATTGGCTTCAAGACCCGTTATGGAATGGTACTCAACCCATTCGCTAAGGGTCTCACCGCTCTGTCGGATTCAAACCCACAGGCATCGGGTAACCTCAACGCAAACGCATACTATCGTCGCGTTCGCATCAAGAACCTCATGTGAGTCATTCTTGAAATACTTGGAGGGGGCAATGCCCCCTCTTTTTTTATGTCTAAATATTTTTATTGGAGATTCACTTATGGCAGAATTCTACAATCCATCAAATGCAAATTATCTTTCTCCAGTAGGATTTAAATTTGTCCTAGGAAGAGCTCCTAATGTTCAGTTCTTTTGTCAGTCAGCTGCAATTCCAGAAATGAGCATTGGTGTAAGAACGATTCAAACTCCTATCAAGGACTATGAAGTTCCAGGTGATAAGATGCAATTTGGAGATCTACGTCTGACGTTTTTAGTAAATGAAACTTTGGATAATTATTATGAAATTTACAAGTGGTTGAGAGGATTAACTGGACCACAGAATTCTGAGGAAACTCAAAAATATTTGAGTGGTGTTGACGAAGCTGGTAGGACCACACCATTTTCAAAGCAAATGAGTGACGCAAGACTGATGATTTTAGACAGCAATTATCAAGTTGTATCTGCTGTGAACTTTCAAAATATTTTTCCAATCAGTTTGTCAACCCTATCATTTGATTCCAATCAAACTGACATTCAATACTTTACTGCACAAGTTGATTTCAAGTATACTATACTTGACTTAATTGATGAGAACGGAACTATTATATGAATTTAGAAACTATTGAAAAAATGTGGGAGAACGACTCCCAATTAGATAATGAGAAACTAGATTATAACTCAATTGAGATCCCTAAATTACACGCTAAATATTTAAGACTTTACAATCAGTTCACAATTCTAAGAGATGAGCAAGAACTGAAAGTCAAAAGAATTTATCTTGAACGCTGGGAATATTATACGGGCAAATCAGAAGAACCCTTTCATCTGAAAATTTTAAAGCAAGATGTTTCTCTATACATTGATGCGGATGAAACTTATCAGAGAAGTCTCTTCAAATTTAAGCACTACAATTTAATTGTATCTTCCCTCAAGGATATAATTACAGCAATCAACAATAGATCCTTCCAAATTAAAAATGCAATTGAATTTGCAAAATTCCTGAGAGGACATGACATCTAAATTAACCATTCAAAAGAAGAACGAGGTCTATATCAAAATTGATTGTGAACCTCATGTCTCATACGAATTGGCAGATCAATTTACTTTTGATGTGCCACAAGCTAAATTCATGCCCCAGTACAAAAAGAAGTTTTGGGATGGAAAAATCAAATTATTCTCCCCAGGCACTGGCGAAATTTATGCTGGACTTTTCCCTTATATTACTAGCTGGTGTAAAGAAAGAGGGTATACATATACCCTTCAAGAAAACAAATTCTACGGATTCCCAGAAGAACCAGATGAACTAATCACTCCAGAGGGAGTGGGTGATTTTGTTTCGTCTTTACATCTTCCGCATAAAGTTAGAGACTACCAATATCATGGAATCTACGAAGCATTAAGAAACAAAAGAAAGTTGTTGCTTTCTCCAACTGCTTCTGGAAAGTCCTTGATGATCTATACATTGGTTCGTTTCTTTGAATCTAAAAATTTAAAGACCTTAATCGTAGTACCAACCACATCCTTGGTTGAACAAATGTACAAAGATTTTAAGGACTATGGTTGGAACGTAGAACATTACTGCCACAAAGTATATGCAGGTTCATCTAAGTTGTCAAATAAAGATGTAGTTATTACAACTTGGCAGTCTGTATACAAACAACCCAAATGCTATTTCAATGATTTTGGCGCAGTGATCGGAGATGAAGCTCACTTATTCAAAGCAAAATCTCTAGTTAATATCATGACTAAATTGCATGATTGTAAATATAGGATTGGATTTACTGGAACACTAGATGGAACTCAAACAAACAAGTTGGTTCTAGAAGGATTGTTTGGTGTTGTTAAAAAGGTAGTTAATACTGATACGTTAATTCAAACTGGACACCTCAGTGAGTTTGAAATTAAAGTTTTAATGCTTAAGCATCCTCATGTAACTTTTAATAGTTATCAGGAGGAGATGGAATATCTGGTTACTCATGAAGCTAGGAATAGATTCATTAGAAACTTAGTTGCAGACCTTGAAGGAAATACTTTAGTGCTGTTCAATTATGTTGAGAAGCACGGCGAGCCACTTTTTGAACTAATAAATAATAAAGTCGGAGACACTCGCAGAGTGTTTCTTGTTCACGGTGGAGTAGATACTGAAGACCGAGAAGCAATAAGACAAATTACAGAGAAGGAATCTAATGCTGTAATTGTCGCCTCATATGGCACATTCTCTACAGGTATCAACATTCGCAATCTTCACAATGTCATATTTGCGAGTCCATCTAAATCTAGAGTAAGAAATTTACAAAGTATCGGAAGAGTACTACGAAAGGGAGAAAATAAAAAGAAAGCTATTCTCTATGATATTGCTGATGATATATCAAAAGGCATGAAGAGAAACTACACTCTGAATCACCTTATTGAAAGAGTGAAAATATACAATGAAGAAAATTTTAACTATGAAATTATTGAAGTTAAACTCAAAGACAAGTAACTATATGGACGAAGAATTCTTTGCTGCCATAAAACTTGTTTCAGGTGAAGAAATTCTATCCAAAGTAACTAATGTTGTTGATGAAAACGGTGACTATTTAATTCTTGAACATCCCATAGAAGTTGAAGAAGTTAGATTAAATGATTCTATAGGAGCTAAAGTAAGTCCTTGGATGAGGTTCTCTAAACAGGAAGTGTTTTTAGTTCCCAAAGACAAAGTGATTACTTGTGTAGAAGTAGACGCTGAAGTAGAGATGTTCTATCAGATGTCTCTAAACAAAATAAATCCCGAGAAGCTTCAAAGCATCTCAGGAAAAAAAGTTCCGATCAACAGGAACATGGGGTATCTATCTTCTGTAACTGAAGCAAGAAAATACTTAGAGCAGATCTATAAAAGAAGCTAAGCTATTAATCTTTTGAACCGCTACACTGTTATTATATTGATTATTTGAACCTTTGTCAAGCCCCCTTGACGTTAGGATTGTTTTTTGTTATACTAAGAACAACTAACTCACGGCTGTATGAATGGCAAAAAGAAAGTCAGAACACTACGTTGATAACAGAGAGTTTTTAGATGCTCTCGTAATTTTTAGAAAGCAGTGCAAGGAAGCACAAGAGAAGGGTTTGCCAAAACCAAGAATCTCAAATTACCTTGGTGATTGTTTTTTAAAGATTGCTACGCACCTATCATACAAACCAAACTTTGTGAACTACATGTTCCGTGAGGATATGATTTGCGATGGTATTGAAAATTGTATTCAATACATTGGTAATTTTGATCCAGAGAAAAGTAGTAATCCATTTGCATACTTCACTCAAATCATCTATTATGCTTTTCTTCGTAGGATACAAAAAGAAAAGCGCCAGCTTGAAATTAAAAATAAAATTTTAACTAGATCTGGATTTGATGAAGTCTTCAGTGGAGATGGAGATTCTGGAAAGACTTCTGACTTTAATTCAATTAAACAGAATATTGAAATTAAATTGAAATGAAAGTTGCTATTATTACTGATCAACATTTTGGTGCAAGAAAGTCAAGTAGAGTATTTCATGACTTCTTCCTGAAATTTTATAATGAAGTGTTTTTCCCTACCCTAAAGGAAAGGAAAATCAAAACCGTTATAGATCTAGGTGATACCTTTGACAATCGTAGAAACCTAGATCTATGGAGTATCCATTGGGCTCGTAATCATTATTACGATGTTCTTAAAAAAATGGGTGTGAAGTTACATGCCGTGGTTGGAAATCACACAACATATTTTAAGGATACTAATCATATCAATACTCTTGATAATGTTTTAAGAGAGTATGATAATGTTGAAATTTATTCAGATGCAACAGAAGTTACGATTGGTAAGTTACCAATTCTGTTTATCCCATGGATCAATTCTGAGAATCAAGAAGAAACTTTAAAGTTGATTGATCGCAGCAATTGTGAAGTTGCCATGGGTCACTTGGAACTTAATGGATTTGAAGCTCACCGTGGACATGTGATGGAAAACGGTCAAGATGTTTCAGTCTATAAAAAATTTAAAAAAGTATTCTCAGGTCATTATCATCACAGATCCACCAAAGGTAATATTAGTTACTTAGGAAATCCATATCAAATTTATTGGAACGATTACAAAGATCAAAGGGGATTTCATATCTTTGATACTGAAACTCTAGAGTTGGAATATATTCCAAATCCATATGAGATCTTTGATAAAATTCCATATGACGAAACTGCAATAAATGCTAGCAAGTTTGAATACAAACAGTATACTGGCAAGATAATCAAAGTTCTTATTGAAAAGAAAACAGACTCACATAAGTTTGATTTCTTTTTAAGTAATCTTTATGGTGCAGATGTTCATGATGTTAAAATCATTGAGGACACATCATTTGAAGATCAAACTCTAGATGAAATTAATCTAGAGAAAGAAGATACCCTGACAGTATTGGAAAAGTTCATTGATGAATTAGATCACACAGATAAGAACTCTCTGAAGAAGATTATAAAATCATTGTACATTGAAGCATCGGAGATCCAGTAATGTATATTTTGACTCTAAAGGGTAAGGAAGATGAAGGAGCTTACGCTGTAGAGTCAGAGCGCGGAGATAAAATTCTGTACCTATTCCTTGACAAAGACGACGCAATACGCTATGCTGGTTTATTGGAAGCTGACGATTTCCCTGAAATGTCAGTAGTGGAAGTGGATGAAATCAGTGCCATGCGAGCGTGTGAGTCATTTGATTTCTCTTACTGCGTTATTACTCCTGAAGAAATAATAATACCCCCAAGAGAAAATTCTCCAGATTTACCTACTTAGTATGATTCATTTTAAGAAAATACGTTGGAAAAATTTCCTTTCAACAGGAAATGCTTTCAGTGAAATTGAACTGGATAAGAGTCCAACAACTTTGATTGTTGGTACTAATGGAGCTGGCAAAAGCACAATGCTTGATGCCATCTGTTTTGCCCTGTTTAATAAACCATTTCGGAGAATCAACAAGCCACAATTAATCAATGCAATCAATGAAAAAGATTGTGTTGTGGAGGTGGAATTTAATATCGGAAGTAAAGAGTATCTCGTTAAGCGTGGGATGAAACCCAATCTTTTTGAGATTTACCAAAATGGTAAAATGCTTAATCAAGAAGCTTCTGCTGTAGATCAGCAAAAGTCTCTAGAGCAAACGATTCTTAAACTGAACTATAAATCATTTACTCAAGTAGTAATTCTGGGGTCATCCACTTTCGTTCCATTCATGCAACTTCCTCCTGCTCATCGTAGAGAAGTTATTGAGGATCTTCTAGATATTAAAATCTTCTCTGCGATGAATATTATTCTTAAGGACCGAGTGAGAATCCTCAAAGAGAATATCCGAGAACTGGATTCTAAGATTGAAATTGTAAAAGAGAAAGTAAATATTCAGAAACGATTTATTGCAGATCTAAAAGAACAAAGCGAAAAGAATACTAAAGAGAAAGAAGAGAAGATTGAAAAGATTCAAGATGAGATAAAGTTTCTGGATAGCTTCAATGTCTTGAAGATGGAAGCATGTCAGAAACTTGAAGAAGATCTCAGTGGAATGGACAATGTTGAAACTCAATTAAATCAACTTAAAGTATTTGAATCTAAGTTCACTGATAAAACTAAAAAATTAAATAGCGATTATAAATTCTTTACAGATAATGATAAGTGCCCGACTTGCAAACAAAGTATCACAGAAGAATTTAGAGACCAAACTAAAATTGACATTACTAAAAATCTAGAAGAAATTAAAAAAGCATCTGCAGAACTAGAAGAGAAGATCAATGATATCTCTGCGACCGTTAAAATCAAACAGGATTTCTTATCTCAAATGCGTACCATGCAACAAGAAATCAATTCCAATTATAAAGAGATTGAATGGAAAAAAAATCAAATCTCAGAATTGGAAACGGACATAAACAATCAGAAATCTTCAAACGCAAATATCTCTAGGGAAGAAAAAAAGATTAAAGAAATTATTTCTGAAGGAGTTGGATTAGAAAAGAATCTTTCGCAAATTAAAAAGGATAGAGATAATCACGAAGTCATTACGAGTCTTCTTAAAGATACTGGAATTAAAGCTAGAATTATTAAAAAGTATTTGCCAGTAATGAATCAACTTATTAACAAGTTCTTAAAAGAAATGGACTTCTATGTTTCATTTCATTTGGATGAGAACTTTGAGGAAAGTATTAAGTCTAGGATGAGAGATGACTTTACTTATGCATCTTTCTCTGAGGGTGAGAAAATGAGAATTGATCTTGCCCTACTCTTTACTTGGAGAACAATAGCTAAGATGAAGAATAGTGCTAATACTAATCTTTTAATCCTTGATGAAATTTTTGATAGTAGTCTAGATGTAAATGGCACAGATGATTTTCTAAGAATTTTAAAATCATTCTCAGAAGGTACAAATGTTTTTGTCATATCACATAAACCAGATGTGCTACAAGATAAATTTCAAACCGTACTGAGAGTAGAAAAACAAAGAAACTTCAGCGTCATAAAGGAAGATACCGTTGCTTATGCCAGTTGAGAAACTGGCACACTGACCGCCCTTAGGGGCGGTTTTTCTTTTACTATGGTTGTAGTTCAAAAGAAACGCATGTCAGTCAACCACGAAGTCAAAGGTGCCCTAGCTCGCTTGCTTGCCACTGAGAATCTTATTGTTGAGCACAAGCAAGTCAGCACTGCTATGTTTGATGTGGAACGTCGGGTTCTGACTCTTCCGATTTGGAACAGGGCTTCTAATGATGTGTACGATATGCTCGTTGCTCATGAAGTTGGTCATGCTCTATATACTCCCAACGAAGACTGGACTTTGCAAATTAAAGTTCCCAGGCAATTCATCAATGTGACTGAAGATGCTCGCATTGAGAAACTTATGAAGCGTCGTTATGGTGGACTGAACAAGTCTTTCTATAAAGGTTATTCGGATCTTGTTACTGAAGATTTCTTTTCTATTGAAGGTGAAGATATTTCTCTGATGAATCTTGCTGACAGAGCTAATCTCTGGTTTAAGATTGGATCTATTGTAGATATTCCCATCAAACGTAATGAGATGGATATCATTAACATGATTGCTAATGCAGAAACTTTTGATGAAGCATTGAAAGCAGCAGAAGTTCTTTATGAATACTGTAAAAAAGAGATTGAAGAAAACTCAACAGAGATTGAAGTTGAGAATCAATTGCAATCTAATTCTGACTCCAACGATAATCAATCTTCTTCTGAGTCTGAAGAATCTGATAACGATGAGGGAGAATCGGATCAAACAGAATCTCAAGGTTCTGACTTGACTAGTGCTGAGGAAGAAAAGACAGAAGTATCTGGTCAAAGTTCTCAGGACAAAATGGAAGTCAAAACTGATTCCTCTCTTGCTGAAAATCTTGAGAATCTTACTGATATGCAAGGCAGGGAAACGATCTATGTTGAACGTCCAACTCTTTTGATGGAAAACATTGTCGCTTCCAATCAAGAGTGTCATGGTATTTTGTCCACCTTTTTTAATGAAGAAGTGGATCCTGAGTACTTTTCGTATGTTGATAAAGAGTACATTAAATATAAAAATAACTCACTCAAAGAAGTTAACTATCTTGTAAAAGAATTTGAGTGCCGTAAAGCAGCAGACTCTTACGCTAGGGCTACTGTATCTCGCACTGGTATTCTTGATACTCAAAATCTTCATACCTTTAAATGGAATGAGGATCTGTTCAAAAAAGTTACTACCCTTAGCGATGGTAAAAATCATGGACTAGTCTTTATTCTTGACTGGTCTGGTTCCATGGCAAAGGTTATGCTTGATACCTGTAAGCAGTTGTTTAATCTTGTTAGCTTCTGTCGTAAAGTGGGTATTCCTTATGAGGTCTATGCTTTTAGTTCTGAGTATAAAATTTGCCAGACTAAACGAACAGAAGATGGTCGGGTGACGGATAATATCATTATGGATCCTAACAAACTTTATATCTCTCCTGACTTTTGTTTGATGAATATTCTTTCAAGTAAAACAAAAAGCAAAGAAAGTGATATTCAAATGAGGAATCTTTATAGGACTGCATCTCAATTCACCAATGACTGTGGATATAGAATTCCTTATGGTTGGGGTTTGTCTGGAACTCCGTTGAATGAAACTCTTCTCACCTTGCATCATATTCTTCCTAAATTTCAAAAAGAGAATGGTTTGCAAAAAATGCATTGCGTCATTCTTACTGATGGGGAAGCACATCATCTGACCAGGACAGTTACTATCAAACGTCCATGGGAAGATGACAATCGTATTGGTGTCAATCATCTCACTTTAAATACTCAGCTTCGTGATGTGAAAGTTGGTAGGATTTATAAATCTTTTGAATCTTCTTATTTCTGCATCACTCAAACTCTACTGGAAAATCTTTCTGATAATTTTCCCAACACAAACTTCATTGGTATTCGCTTGCTCGCCAACAGAGATCTGAAGCATTTTATTCGTGTTTATTCTCCAGAAAAAACTGAGTCTGAGGTTGAATCTCTTGATAAATCTTGGAAGAAAGATAAGAGTCTTGTGATGACTGCTGGTGGATACAAAAAATATTTTGCCATTAACTCCAATTCTTTGGATGATGAATTTGATTTCTCTGAGATTGAGTTTGAAACTAAAACTCAAATCAGAAACGCATTTAAAAAATCCTTCAAAGCTAAGGCAAACAACAAAAAAATTCTTAATGAATTCATTTCTCTGATTGCCTGAACCAGTTTGCAAACTGGCACAACCACCCCGTTCTGGGGTGGTTTCACCCCTATAATGAGTACATAACCAATTGAGGAAATCAATGTCCTATCGCAACGAACTTCTTTCTCGCTTCGGAACCGTCATCACTGCTACTGATGTTAAAAAGTATGCTACTGAAATTGGTGTTTGCTATCCAACTGTCACTCGTCAGTTGGAACAGTTTAAGGTTAAGCGTGGGCAGTGGAATCTGACTGTGCAGGAAAAGCTTGAAGAAGTTTATAATGCCCCTGCTGCCACTCCTGCAGTTATTGAGCGAGTAGTTCAAAATCTTATTCCTGATAAAGATGATACCTTCGTCAGCTTTGGTAACTTTAACGATATTAAAAAAATTATTCAGTCCAATATTTTTTATCCAACGTTCATTACGGGTCTGTCGGGTAATGGTAAAACGTTCTCTGTGGAACAGGCTTGTGCTCAACTGAAGCGTGAGTTGATTCGTGTCAACATCACTATTGAAACCGACGAAGATGATCTGATTGGTGGTTTTCGTCTGGTAAATGGTGAGACTGTGTGGCACAATGGTCCTGTGATTGAAGCACTTGAGCGAGGTGCTGTGTTGCTTCTGGATGAAATTGATCTTGCATCCAACAAAGTTCTTTGTCTGCAATCTGTTCTTGAAGGTAAAGGTGTCTTTCTTAAAAAGACTGGCAAGTTCGTGAAACCTGCTCCTGGATTCACCATCGTAGCTACTGCCAATACCAAAGGTAAGGGTTCTGATGATGGTCGCTTTGTGGGAACCAATGTTCTTAACGAAGCTTTTCTTGAGCGTTTCTGCGTAACCTTTGAGCAGGAGTATCCTTCTACTGCTATTGAGCGTCAAATTCTCATGAAGCTTTCTTCTGAATTGCGTTGCGTTGATGCTGATTTTGTTGGATATCTTGTTGACTGGGCAGACATCATTCGTAAGACTTTCTACGATGGTGGTATTGATGAAGTGATCAGCACCCGCCGCCTGACTCACATCATTCGTGCATTCAGCATCTGGCAGGATCGTGCGAAAGCTATTCAAGTTTGTGTGAATCGTTTTGATGAAGAAACGAAACAAGCATTTCTTGAGTTGTATGACAAGGTTGACGCCTCTGTCAATTTCTGATATACTGAAGGGGAAGTTCTCTTCCCCTTTTATTATGGACGAATATCCCTACACTGAGTTTACTATGACAATGAATGACGACGATAAAATCGTGATTGGAAAAAGAGAAGTACCTGCCCCACAAACTTCTAAGAATCATTTGTGGAAATATAACGAAGATAAAATTCTCAAAGATGTTGAGGATTATGTGACCAGTACATATGGCAGTCACTACTGTGGTCATGAACAAGAATATAAAGATATTCAAACTATTGATCTGATGGCAGCGAAGGAACTTGCTGCTGGATTCTGTCAAGCAAACATCATTAAATATGGCAGTCGTTATGGTGATAAAGATGGTCGTAGCAAGCGTGACTTGATGAAAGTGATTCACTATGCTATGCTACTACTTCACTTTGATGGTCACTACACCCGCAAAGATAATGGTCTTGTTGAATTTCGTTGATTATGAATCTATCTAAAACTACGATTGATATTCTGAAGAACTTTTCTTCTATCAATCAATCTATTTGCATCAAAGAGGGAAGTCAAATTCAAACCCTCTCCATTCAAAAAAATATTCTTGGTCGGGCAGTAGTAGAAGAAGTCTTCCCTCGGGACTTTGCAATCTATGATCTCAGTGAATTTCTGGGTGGTCTGTCTTTGTTAAATCTGGAAAGCGTAGACTTTGATTTTACTAATAATAGTTATCTGAATATTAAAGAAGGTAAGAGTAGGATCAAATATTTTTACGCAGATCCCACAGTGATCACCACAGTTCCAGAGGGAAAACGACCAGAGATTCCCTCTAAGGATGTTACCTTCTCTATTACGCAGAATCAAATTGCTACTATTATTAGAGCAGCTTCTACTTATCAGATTGAAGATCTGTCTGTTATCGGAGAGTCTGGAGTCATTCGTGTTGTCGTGAGAGATAAGAAGAATGATACATCCAATAGTTTTTCTATCGTTGTTGGTGAGACTGATAAAGAGTTTACTTTCAACTTCAAGGTAGAAAATCTGAAAATGCTTTCTGGTGATTATACTGTTGAAATCAGTAAGAAGAATGCATCTATGTTTAGAAATACAAAACTTGATCTAGAGTATCTTATTGCGTTGGAGCCCGATTCTTCTTATGAGTGATGACTTTCTTTGGGTAGAAAAATATCGCCCTAAGACCATTGACGATTGCATCCTGCCAGAAAACATTAAGAAAATCTTTAGTGATTTTCTAAATAAAGGTGAACTGCCGAATCTTTTACTGAGCGGTTCTGCTGGAGTTGGTAAAACTACAGTAGCTAAAGCACTATGTAATCAACTGGGAGTGGATAGTTATGTCATCAATGGATCCGACGAGGGTAGATTCCTGGATACTGTCAGAAACCATGCGAAAAGCTTCGCTGCGACCGTATCACTTACGTCAGATGCTAAACACAAAGTCATCATCATTGATGAGGCAGACAATACAACCAACGACGTACAACTCCTCCTTAGGGCGTCTATTGAGGAATTTAGTAAAAACTGCAGATTCATTTTCACCTGCAACTATAAAAATAAAATCATTCAACCCTTACATTCCAGATGTGCAGTCATTGATTTTTCAATCAATGGAAAGGATAAACCAAAACTCGCATCCAAGTTTTTCAAAAGACTTGGAGAAATCTTGGTTGCAGAGAACGTTCAATATGATGAGAAAGTCTTAGTTGAACTAATCAATAAATTCTTTCCAGACTGGCGCAGAGTTCTTAATGAATGCCAGAAGTATTCTGTTGGTGGAGTCATTGACAGTGGAATTCTAGCTCAACTCTCAGATGTTCACATCAATGAGTTGGTTAATTCAATGAAGAAGAAAGAATTTACGACCGTGAGGAAATGGGTTGTGAGTAATTTAGACAACGATTGTAATGTTATTTTACGATCTGTCTACGATCATCTATATAATATGTTGCAACCTCAGTCCATCCCCCAAGCAGTATTGATCATTGCCAAATATCAATATCAGTCTGCATTTGTTGCTGATCATGAAATTAATTTGCTTGCAGCTATGACTGAGATTATGTGTGAATGTGAGTTTAAATGATATGGCTAATTTAAAAACACCTCTTAGGTATCCTGGTGGTAAGTCTAGAGCAGTTCCAAAACTGTTTGAATTTCTTCCACCTAAAATGACAGAATACAGGGAACCATTTCTTGGTGGTGGGTCTATGGCAATTGCTATTACCCAATCCTTTCCAGACGTTCCTGTGTGGGTAAATGATCTATACGAACCTTTGGTTAATTTTTGGCAACAACTCCAAATGTTTGGAAGTGATCTCCAAACAAAATTAACTGCAGTGAAGTCAGAGTACGATACTCCAGACAAAGCAAGGAATCTTTTTCTCCAAGCAAAGGAGCAAATCAATGACCAAAGTGTGCCTAGCATTGATCGTGCTCTGGCTTTCTATGTTGTCAATAAGTGCTCTTTCAGTGGTCTCACAGAGAGTTCATCGTTTTCACCACAAGCTTCCGATAACAACTTCTCTTTGCGTGGTATTGAAAAGTTGCGGGAGTACTCAAAGATAATTGAGAAGTGGAAAATTACAAACTACTCATATGAGTATTTGTTCACTGATGATGAACACTGTTTCATTTACTTAGATCCCCCATACGACATTAAAGATAATTTGTATGGCAACAAAGGTAACATGCATAAGGGATTTGATCACTCTCTATTTGCTGATAGATGCGATGCTTGCCTATCTAATCTAATGATCTCGTACAACAATGATCCTAGGGTTAGGGATAGGTTTGAAGAATGGAACAAGTATGATTGGGATCATACATATACTATGCGATCAACTGGAGATTATACAAAGGATCAAAAGAGTCGTCGTGAACTGTTGCTAACAAATTATCATTGATCAATGGAAGAACGTACTACATTAGGAAAACATTATCTACTAAATCTTTATAATTGCGATAAGGGTTTGCTGGATAATGAAAATTTTATTCGTCTCATGTTAGAGAATGCTGCTCTATTAGCTGGAGCAACTATCCTTGAGACTATTTCTTATAAATTTCAACCACAGGGAGTTACTGCTGTTTGTCTTTTGTCTGAAAGTCATATCAGTATTCATACTTGGCCAGAGAAAGGATCTGCATCAGTAGATGTTTTTACTTGTGGCGAGACAAATCCTAGTGTTGGTGGAACTTATATTAGAGAAACTTTAAAGTGTGATGCTTTTGAAACCCAATTGGTATTAAGATGAAACTTGAATTGAAAGAGTGGTTGGGATCTATTAATGAAACTAAAGAGAACTTAATAGATAATGATCCTTTACTTGAAAAGGATTACCTGCCCTATATTATTAATCGTTGTCTGTCTGGTCATATTGATTGTGTTTTGTTTGCAAATGAAATGAATATTTACAATCAATTAGATCGTAAATTACAATACGATTTTCTTATAAATATTCTCAGGAAACGTAAAAGATTCTCCCCTTGGCTTAAAAAAGAAAAGATTAATGATCTTGAACTTGTTAAGCGTCATTATGGTTACAGTAATGAAAAGGCGAGAGTTGCGCTCAATTTGCTAAATAAAAAACAACTTGATGTTATCAGAACAAAATATGACATGGGAGGAAAACAATGATGGTCGCTGGTGAAACTGAAGTAAAATGGTCTTCAGATCAAATGGTTGAAGTTAGTCTGAAGGAGCCAGACGACTTTCTGAAAGTTCGTGAGACGCTTACTCGTATTGGAGTTGCTTCTCGCAAAGAAAAAAAGTTATACCAATCTTGCCACATTTTGCATAAGCAAGGTCGTTATTTCATCGTTCACTTCAAGGAACTGTTTGCTCTGGATGGCAAACAAGCTAACCTAAGTCTGAATGATGTTCAACGCAGGAATAGAATTGTACAACTCCTGTCTGACTGGGGTTTGGTCGGTATTGTTAAAGCTGAAAGTATTGCTGACATTGCACCTCTCAGTCAAATCAAAGTTCTCTCATATAAAGAAAAAGATGAGTGGACTTTGGAATCCAAATACAATATTGGTAAAAAGAAAACTGCGGTATAGATAACCGAACATAATAAGTGGGGAGTTCAACACTCCCCTTTTTTTGTATTTTTGATATATAATATTGATGTCGCCTTTATGGGACACAATAAACCAACGACGCTTTTAGGAGGTCACTACCATGTGGACAACCACTTTGACGAAATATAACGCTGGAAATATCAACAAGTTGATTGAAGACATTGAAAGGAATACAATTGGAATGGATGAATGGTTTACTAGACTCGGAACTTTGCACGAATCTACAACAAACTATCCTCCATACAATTTGATAAAGGAAAGTTCTACCCAGTTTACTTTAGAAATCGCTCTGGCTGGATACAAAAAAGAGGATATTGAAGTAAGCACAGAATGGAATAAACTTTTTGTTGAGTGTAAGAAAGCACCCACTGAATATGAGTACATGCACAATGGAATCGCTCGTAGAGCATTCACTCGTACTTGGACACTATCTGATGATGTAGAAGTGAATGATGTTTCTTTTGTGGATGGTTTGTTAACTATTAGACTGCAAAGAGTTATTCCAGAACATCAAAAGAAAAAAACATACGAGCTACAATAAATCCGAAGGGAGCTTGACAAACATCAAGCTCCCTTTTATAATGAAAGTAAACTCTTAAAGATATGATCAAAGCAGAACGTGTAAAAATTCTTGTAACCAGAAATGGCGA